ACGAAATACAAAGTCGCGGAGATGGGCGATGCTGTGAGGCGCTTGAACACCGGAGTGGAAACCGAAGTGTACACATTTGACCAGTGCCGCGCAGAGGTAGACAGGTATCTGAAAAACGTCACTTACGACCCCTCGGACTACGCTGTCTCGCAGATACCCGAATATGTGACGACAGTGAGCTCAAACCGGCCTGTTGGCGTAGACATTGTGATGAAGTCCGCCGGAACGCTGACAATCGTGGACGGGTACACAGGTAACAGTGTTTCGCAGCCGGTCAGCGCAGGAGCAATCACAATCTATAACTGCACACCGGGCTCGATATCAACTTTTGTGCTGCTTGTTGACGGAAAAGTTATCCAGCAGGGCGTCATTAAACCGACCGGAGCGTGCCGCATGATTCATTTGCTGAACGTGGACAACGTGCGCGATCTTGGAGGCTGGGATTGCGATGGTGGCATGGTAAAGTACGGGCTGCTCTTCAGGGGCGGCGAGATGTATGGATATCTGACCGATGACGGCAGACAACAGGCGATTGATATGCTCGGAATCCTCAAGGAAATTGACCTGCGTTTTGCGGCTGAACTGAACGGCAGGACAGAAAGTGGCTTTGGACCGACCGTAGATATGCTGTGGGTTGATATGACATGGAACGACCTTGCGTATCAGAAGTCAAGCGGGAATATCAAAGCGATCTTCGACCCGCTCTTCGATTATGTCATCGCAAACAAGCCGACATACTTCCACTGCTCTGCAGGCGCAGATCGAACGGGCGTGGTCGCTCTGCTGTGCGAAGCGATACTTGGGGTATCACAATCCGACTGTGATAAGGATTACGAACTCACGAGTTTTTATTCTGGCGTCAGCACAGATGCGGAAGCCCGTCGCAGGAACGAAACGCCGTGGACGCGCGAGATTAACTACTTGAATGCCTATCCTGGTGCGACCTTCCGCGATAAGGTGGTTAATTTTATGGTGTCGTGCGGCATTACAATCGAAAAAATCAACGCTTTCCGAGCAGCTATGATCGACGGGACGCCGGAGACAGTGACGGCAGATATCGCAACGTACAGCATCACAAAAACACTCACTGATGTCACAGTCAGCAACGGAGCGGCATCTGTGCAGCAGTACCAGCCGTTCGTAGCAAGCATCACTCCCACGAACGGCAAATTGATTGAATCCATCAAAGTGACGATGGGCGGGAAGGACGTGACTGCTGCTGTATTGCGTGGCAGCACGGACGTGCTGAGGCGAGCTGTACGGGTCGCTTTGACAAAATGCACAAGTAGCAACCCACGCGCGTATGTCATCGACGGGCAGTCTTATTGTACTGCGATAACTGCCGACACGGGGTGCGAAGTCAGTAATGTAAAAATCATGATGGGAGGTGAGGACGTGTCCACATTTTACAAAGATGGGGTCATAGCTATTCCAGAGGTGATCGGCGATATTGTTATCACGGCAACCGCTGTAGCCCAAGCCCCAGCATATACAAACCTGCTTGATGCCGCGATTGACATGGATGGAAACGTCATCGGGCATACGCCTATGTATAAAAATATGCGATACAATAGCAGCAGCGGTGCACCTGTTGCACACTCAGGGACGAATATCACGGGCTTGCTCCCGGTCAAAAAGGGTGATGTCGTGCGTATTCGATGGAAAGGGAACACTGATATATCATATCAATCTATCAAGTTTTTCAAGTCTGACCGAACCCAAGTCAAAGTCGGATATACATCTTTGGCCAATATCGAAAAAGGCCAAGCAGGGCCTGTTATAAACTTTAATGCTGCCAATGGAGTTGCCGATTTTAAATTCGACAGTTCAAATGGCGCAGCCTATTTTTCAATCGTGCTCTACGACACGCTGGAAAATGTAATTGTTACTACAAACGAAGAAATCATATAAGCCTCAAAAGAGCCTCTTGTTGATTTTACAGGATGCCCTACAGCATCGGATTGATGAGATGCAGAGATGAAGGAGGTAACAGCTGATGAAGATTATCGAAGCATACGCAACCAAAAACAGATGCTACCAGATTTGTACGCCGCTTAAACCACGCGGCATCATGCTACATAGCATCGGCTGCCCCCAGCCAAACGCGGCGGTAATGGCGCAAAATTTTAATCAGTATCGCCCAAACGGGCAGAGTGTCTGCGTCCATGCTTTTGTCCAGCGCGACGGCATGGTGTATCAGACACTACCTTGGACTGTACAAGCATGGCACTGTGGTGGGAGTGCCAACAGAACGCACATCGGTGTGGAAATGACCGAGCCTGCATCTATCGCTTACACGGGTAATGGGGCCGAGTGGCGCGATCTCAACCCCACGGCGACCGAAACCCATATTAGGGGCACATACGCGGCTGCGGTGGAGCTTTTTGCACATCTTTGTGCCCAGTTTGACCTTGACCCCTTGGCTGATGGCGTCATTATCAGCCATTCCGAGGGACGTATGCGTGGTGTAGCAAGCCCACACGCCGACCCGGAGCACCTGTGGAAGCCATTCGGCCTGACGATGTATGGGTTCAGGCAGGATGTATATAATGCGATGCACGGCATCGCCAACAACGATGAGGAGGAAGATGTTATGAGATACAACAGCATTAACGAAATCCCTGACTGGGCGCGTGGCACGATCAAGGAAATGATGAATGAAGGTCTTATCGCTGGCACGGGTGGCGGCAATCTTGACCTGTCCGCCGATATGGTGCGTATGTTTTATGTCATGAAGCGCATGAGGGATGCGACTCACAAGACCTATGGCCGTGTCGTTGACGGCAAGGTGACTGATGTGCCCGACTGGGCACTTAACAGCTTGCAGGCACTCGTCGATGACGGTACGCTTAAAGGCACTGGGGACGGCAATCTCGCTCTGTCTATGGACATGATGCGGACGCTGGTCGTGTGCCAGCGGATGATGGAGGGCGCTGCCAGATGACTACATATCAGTGGCTTTGCCTGCTGGGCGTGCCATCGCTGCTGATCGCGGCGATGCTGGCCATGATCCGGCATCTGGCGACGCAGATCAAGCATGACCGTGCGGACACTGCGGCGACCAAACTGGGTGTACAGGCCCTGCTGCGGGCGCAGATGATCGCAGATTACAACAAATGGCATGATCGGGGTTACGCCCCGATCTATGCCCGACAGAATTTTGAGAATTGCTGGAAACAGTATCATGCGCTGGGAGTCAACGGCGTGATGGATGACATTCACAGTAAATTCTTGCAGCTACCGACAGAAAACTGAAAGGGGTATACATATGGATTTTGGTATTGCATCTGTGGCGGCGATCACCGCCATCGCGTATCTGGTAGGTATGGCAGTTAAGGCCACCAATGTGGCAGACAAGTGGATTCCCATTATCTGCGGCGTGACCGGGCTGGCGCTCGGTGTAATTGCATGGGTGATGGGCGTGCCCAGTTACCCGGCCGATAACTGGCTGGACGCTGCGGCTGTCGGTATCGTTTCCGGCTGGGCTGCAACGGGACTTAATCAGTCGATCAAGCAACTGACGGATAAGTGATATTCATATAACAGCATCCCCGGAGGTTTTAGCTTCCGGGGATTTTTACATTTAATTGTATAAGGTGATAAAGGTGAGTAATCGGGTCAAAATCCCTATAACTTCTCCTTAGTACGCGCGTATTAGAGATAGTTTATAGGAAAAACGCCAGATTACTCACCTTTATCACCTAAACAAAAAAGACACCCCTTGTTTTAAGACAAGGAGTGTCTTCTGGTTTGGACAAAAACCGTACCCCACACAATGTAGGGTTCGGATATGCGTCCAATGGTGGAGACGGAGGGATTCGAACCCTTGACCTCTCGGATGCGAACCGAACGCTCTCCCAGCTGAGCTACGCCCCCACAAGGCTTATTTATTATAGCACATTTTTCGCATTTGTAAAGCCCATTTTTTCTGTTCCCGCGATTTTTTGTGCAAAAAGTCCCGCGCAAGAAAATTGCATCCCCCACTTGCGCAATCGCCGCTTTTGTAGTAGAATACGCTTACGTGGCCATTGACAAGGCTGCACTAGTCGGGGAGCCAGCGGTGTCCTGTACCTGCAATCCGCTATAGCAGGGATGAATTCCCGCCCCCGGATAGGCCGATGTGTCGTCTGCCCGCAGTAAGCGGCGTTGAAGGTTCGGTCCCGCGCAACGGAGCCCTGTGAACCATGTCAGGCGGGGAACCGAGCAGCATTAAGCAGGTCACTCCGTGTGCCGTGGGGACGCCGGGCCCGAGCTGGCTGCTGTGGTAACGGGCATGTCGTCTATTCAAAGGTGGGTGTGCAGTCTTGTCAATGGTCACGTTTTTTCATGTTTTCCGCTCCCGGAGGTGAAGCGCGCA